TGTCAGCGTGGCTGTGAGATCGTCTAGCGCCTCGTTAAATAGATCGTTGTACGGTGCAGGCACTACGCCACCGCAGGTCGGTCAATACCTAACAACTGTTTAACAATCGGTGTCATTGACTGTTGCGGTGCTGTACCCATGTTGTCAAACGACGCAAACACGTTTTCAAGACTGCCTCGACTACGCCACAACGCCGCGCAATACATAATCGTGCCAAGCGTTACGTCACCGCTAGGCGACGTGCTGAGACTGTCGTTGTACCCTGCCTCAGCGCGACGACGACTGCAAAACTGGTTGCCAGCGCTTACGGCCTGCGTTGCCAACGTGTAATCGTCAGACGGGTTAGTAATTGACACGCCAAGATAGGTAACAAGGTTTGCAACCGTAACCCACGTACACGTAGGCGTAAACGAGACTGTGCCTGTGTAGAACGCGCTGTACTCAACTGCATCGCCTGTGCAGGCGTACAGCACTTGATTAGCGCGCGGTACGTTCTCGTTAAATGTCCATTCGCCTGTAGTGCTATCTATGCCTGTGTACTCATATTGCGGGCATGACAACACAATGAACGTGCCGTTAAACGGTGCGGCAATGCTTGCGACAACGATCGTGTCGCCAACCTGTATGTCGGTTGGCTCGAGCGTTGATATGCAGGCGTAGTTATTTAGTAACTGTTTTGACGCTGTTAGATAGGTCGCCATAGCGGTGTAGCCGCCATGCGACTAGGCGATTACGATGCCCTGAATGAACGATGACTTGGCAACAAATGTTGAGAAGTAACCGTAGTAACTAAATGTGCGACTAAGAGTTGACGGAACATCAACAGACAAAATGCCCTGTTGTTGCTCGTAGATCTCAAAGCCCGGTGCGTAAACGACAAGCATTGTGCCGTTTGCAAAATTGTTATCAACAACCAATTTAAGACCAAATACGTCCATTGCTGTGTAAGCAAGACCGCCAACTTTACCAATTGAATTTTGACCAAGCACACCGTCAGTTGTGTAACCGAGTACTGGTCGCTTGCTTGAGTCAAGTTGCTGACCAAGTTTTTGCCAAACGTCAGGCGATACACACAAGTGTGTTGGGAAGTAGTTGCTGTCCTCAGTAATTTCGCGTGCCGCGTCATACAAAGACTCAATCAGCGATGTTGGGTCGCCTGCCGTAACTGTCCATGTCGAGCCTGATGCAGTTTTACCTGCAACAAGTGCGTCGGCTGCAACGTCATCAGTTTTGATGAGATACTCGCCTGCAAGATCGTTCAAGATCAAGTTCATTGAACTTGGGTCTGTAAAGTCCATGTCCTGTCGAGTAATTGTTACTTGACCAGCAACAGTTGTTTTAGTAACTGTGTTTGATGCGATAACCATTGTTGTTGCACTAACTGCCGAACCTTCGGTCTGTGTTGCGGCCGAAGTGTGCGTAGTAATTGTTGGTCGAATAAAAGTTTTTGACGGTGTGTTTGGCATTGCACGCGCACCAAATGCGCTAACAACTGGTCGCACAAAATTTAAGTCTTGAAATAGTGGCCCAAGAACTGGAACTGGCAAAAGACCCGGCGTATCAGTTGTCAAAATGTCGCCCGCTGCTGCTTGCAACGCTGACTGCTGTTTTCTAACTGCATCTTTGTATGCAAGATTAACTTTTGCAAAAGTGTCGCCACCGATTGCCATTGCTGCCATGTATTCGCCCGGTGTTGGCATTTTGAATTCGCGTGCAGGTTGCGCCCAAAGTTTGTCAACTGTTGACTGTGCTGCCTCGACTACTGGTGTTGCTGGTGTTTCGCTCATAGGGGTTGTGTCCTTTTGTTCTTGTTGTTCTGATTGTATAGCACTTGTTAATTCGGTTTCGGGGATACCTTCGGCTACCTCGTCAGGCGCGCTGGCCGCGACCTCGGTAATGACTGCACCGCTAAACGCGCCCTCGCTGACCAGCGACAATTCTTGCCATGTGGCCGCCTCAACGATCATCACGCCTTCCTCGTCGTAACTAAACTTTGTTGGGGTTACGCCTACCGATACAGCGTCAATAACGCCGTCCACCATAAGGGTCATATATTCGTCACCTAGTCGAGTGGCGCTAATTTTGCCTGTAAACATCATGCCCTGTGGCGTATCGACACGTTCAACTATTTTGCCGACAATCTGATTGCTGTCATGCTGGCCAAAAATTTTCGGGTCGCGCCCCGTGACTGGCAACGACCCTTGCAAAAATCGTACCTTAGTGCCGTCATTAACGGTTGCTGTCTCGTCGTATGTAACTGCCACGCCTGAGATTGAGCGCGACGGCAAGCCCTCTGCCGCCGCTGCATCAACCGTGATCTGTGAAGGGGTTAATCGGATCATAAAATTTATAGTACTCCATTTGGTATCGGTGTTTCGGAATTGTCCTCACGGTAGTCACTCATGGAATACTCGCCCGACAAATATTGCTCTACGTCAAATTCAACGTATGTGCCGTTTGGTAGCACGTTGTTGCCGCTTAATGTGCCAGCGATGCAGTCTGCGTAAGCGCGTACGCCAAATGTCCACAAGTCCATGCGCGCTTCAGCACTCGACTGATACGAATAACTGCCGACCGACACGCCTGCAAGGTACGGCGGAATGTTGCACAAACGTGCCATTTCCATTGCTTGAAATTCGGCGCTGTCAATTAAAAGCATTTTGTCAGGGCTAGTTTGCGTTTCTGTGTAGGTCACAAATTCGTTTAGCGCTGCAGTCTGATTAGTTGCGCGCGCCACGTTAAACGCGGCCGCAAGATCGGCTAATTCTTGTGCGCTTAATGGCTCGCCGCCAGTTTGACGCAAGATGCCTGCGGGTATTGCTGACGTAGAGTTTCTGTGACGTGCTGCTTCAAGTTGTAACGCCGTAGATACGGATTGCGTTGACTGGTAAACGATGCCTTGAATTGGCGACAAGAATTGCACGACATCATTTGGGTCTAGGTTGCCGCCTTGAAAGATAATTTGTTTTGACGGCGCAAACCAAACTGGCCCTGATTGATCTAACGTCTGCACCATTGCGGCAGGTAGTCGAGTGTACGACGCTGGGTATCCGTCGGCTGTGCGTGACGTAATGTACCAAAACGCGCGACCGTAAAAAAATAGATCGTCAAATGTCCAAGACAAAATAAAATTGTTTGGCAATGTTGGGTCTATTTTGCGTAGCCAAGTGCGCGGTGCAATCGGCAACTTTTCCATTTCGTTGCCGTTCCAAATTTCGTTGTACATCTTTAAGTTCATGCAACCGATGACGCTGGCCATGAGATCGCGCGCTCGACTGACGGTTGGCACGCTCATTGCACGATTGCGTGCGTCGCCCTCTACGTACGAATAGTACTGGCCAACCATATTTGCGCCACCGTTGTTGACGCTGTTGCTGTAATAACTACCAGCCGCCGCCGCTTTAGTTGGCTCAGGCGATATCGCCGCTTTGTTTACTGACCTGCTAAAGATTGCCATTTGCTAAGTATGCCACGCGTATCGGTTGCTCGTGTTGATAGGTGGCCGCCGCGAACGTAACCGAGAAAGCATAAGTAAACGACGGCCACCCGTTTTGCATACTAGCCACTAGCCACAACGATCATAGGTTTACCAATGACTGCAGGTTTGTTAATTGTGCTTACGGCAAACACTAGGCAGCGCGCTAATTCAATTGGGCCGGGTGATCGTATTGACGACAAAGATAATGCACCCTGATTTTTGACCGCTACGGCGCGTTCGCAATGTTGCGCCAACAATGTTGACCCGTCATGCCTAACCCGTTTTTCTATTATTGCTGTGCGACAAACTTGTGTCCAGCGCGTCAGTTCACGGTTGCCAACCATTTGTGATCGGTGCGCAAATTTGCTTGGCATAGACATTTCAAACGCTGGCGTTATCAGTAATCGAGTTGTTGTGTCTTTGCAAACGTCGTCAACGGCCTGCCAACATTCCGACAAAGTGTCGGTTACAAACTGTTGGCAAACTTGTATGTTGCCGTCGCCGTTTAGCGCTGCTCGAACGCCAACAAACCTGCTCTCGTCTTGCGATTGCTCTATAGCCAACACGCCGCCTTTAGGCATAGGCAGATCGGTTTTAAGACTTGCCCAAACCCCCGGCTGTAGCCAGCCGTGAGCGCTGGCAGTCCACAAATTTACTGACGAACGCAAAAATGCGTTGCGGTTAGGTTGCTCGGCTTCGGCTTGTAGCACGTCAACGGTCAGCGTGTGGCCGATCGCTGGGTTGGCTTGCAGCCAAGCGTCAACGGTCATTGGGTCAGTAGTTGCAGCGGGTGAATATTCGGCAAAATATAACGACGACATTTTGTGATCGTCAATAGATCGCAAACCCTGCTCACGCCAACGCAACATTTCTTTGCTCGACTCGTCGCCACTTGTGCTGGTCATAAATAGCATGGGGCTACGTCGAGTACGCATGGTAGGCAACAAACCAACCGACACGGCTTCAGGAGTTACCGCCCACAATTCGTCAATGCAAACTAGGTCAGCGGTCAACCCGTGAAATGACGTAGGGGTAGCGGCGCGTACTAGCCAGCGCGTACCGTCAGGCAAATTGGCTTCGTTACGGCCTACCGCCCAAGTCAAAATGGCGCCAAAGTGTTGTTCAAGAATTGGGGCAATTTTGTGGAACAATTCAATTGCCAAGTCAAGTTTGTGCGCTGTAGTAATGATTGTTTGTGGCTCGCCCCGCAATTTTGGCATTTCAGTACACCAAAAACCCACAAGGCTTTCCAGCAATTTAGATTTGCCGTTTTGTCGAGCGACCGACACCAACGCTTGCCTATGCAACAGATCGCCATGTTCATCATGCGCCAAAACCCCACCGGCACAATACTTTTGCCATTCCATAAGTTCGCAATCCAAATATTCGCGCGCCCAATCAACCACACCGTCAACAAGAAATACCCCTCGCCGATCAACGCTCGTTTCCAATCTCGGCTTGTATGGCGCTGTATGTTTATGCATCGGCTGGTCAGCGCCAGTTCCCGCCAATCCTGCCAAACCCTTATGAAATAAGGCTATGGACGAGTCGGGTCCTC